CCGTAATTCCCGAGAGCGTACCGTTCTCGTTGATACGGGTGGCTGTGATTTCAACCGTCACAGTTACGGGGGCAATCGACCGCTTAGCGGTTGGAGTGCGTTCACTCATGGTTTTCTCCTAACAAGGTTAAAGAACATCAGACTTGCGTCTGAATCGGTGCATCTGCATCGACAGTTCTAGATTGCCAGACTTGACGGAAATGTCAAATACGCCTGAAATCAAGGCGTTTGTGGGCGCGGTTCGGCTGTCGCTGGCTTGCTCGCTTGAGCGGGTGACGAGGGGGACATGGACTGGCGTTTGCACCGCCCCCCTGTATATAGTAAACCTCATAAAGCAAGACCCAAAAAAAGGAACGTGTAAAGTTAGCGTTTTCCGATAACTTCCTTAATTTCACTATAAACTTAAAAACCCCCGACTGATAAGTTATTCCGTGCTTGACACTCCAGTAAGTTGCCGTGTTATATTCGGGGCATGGATACCCTACCACTACACCACACGAAATGGTCAGATAGGTTGGCGTTCGACATTGCTCTTACCCTAGAGGGCAGTGGGGAGACTTTGCAAGAAGTCATGACCCGCCACAAAATCTCGGCTACCGAAATCCTTGAGTTCAACGCTGACCCAGTGTTCCTCAAGAAAGTCGAGCATTACCGCGAGGAAGTGCGCGAGAAAGGTCTGACATTCAAACTCAAGGCCCGCGCCCAAGCGGAAGAACTCTTGACAACTTCTTGGATGTTGATTCACGACCCAGCAGTTTCCCCTGCTGTAAAAGCCGACCTGATTAAATCCACTGTGAAGTGGGGTGGTCTGGAGCCTAAGAACGAGGCGGTTGTGGAAGGAGGCGGGGGCGGCGTACGCATCACCATCAATCTAGGTAGTAACCCTAATGACGCCCGCACCATCGAGGCAGATACCACAGAGGTGACGGATGTCGCTGCCATTGCATCTGGAGAGTAAGTTTAACCTTACGTTCGAGGGTATGAAAGCTGCACGCTTCGTCAGTGCAAGTGAAGCGCATAATATGGAGACAGCCCTGCGGGAATATGGGTTGTCCTACAAAACAAAAATCGTGAAGCACAAACGCCGGGGCCGCGAGTTCTGGGTCATGCTCGTGGAGGTACAACATGCTGAACATTAACTATACACCACCGCCAACTGGTAAGCGGTTCATGGAGTCAGACGCCAAGATGCGTGTGCTCATGGGGCCAGTCGGTTCTGGTAAGTCGGTAACCTCGTCGTTTGAGATTGTGCGCCGCGCCAGTATGCAGGCTCCGAACGCGCAGGGTATACGCAAAACACGGGCGGCGATTGTGCGTGAGACTGCACGCCAGTTGCAGGACACAACAATCAAGACGTTCTTGGACTGGTTCCCACCGGGGCAGTGCGGCGACTACATGCGCACGACCAAGACGTACTTCTTCAAAGTAGGGGATGTAGAGTGCGAGATAATGTTCCGTGCACTGGACGATGCGGACGACGTTGCCAACTTGAACTCCTTGGAATTGACGTTCTCATGGTTCAACGAGTGCCGGGACATCCACCCCGATATTGTGGATGCGATGTCCAAACGTATCGGTCGTTTTCCGTCCGCGAAAGATGGCGGGCCGACATGGCACGGTATGTGGGGCGATACTAACCCACCGACGATGGATACGTGGTGGTACTATCAAATGGAAGGCTTAGACCCGAAAGATGGCGTATCTCCCAATAACAACGGGTGGGCGGTGTTCAAACAACCGTCCGGTCGCTCAACTTTTGCAGAGAACATCGAGAACCTACCCGATGGATACTACGATACTCAAGGCCGTTCAGAAGAATACGTCCGCGTATACATCGACGGTGAGTACGGGCTTTCCTCGGCTGGTATGCCAGTCTACAAGTATTTCAGGCCGGACTACCATATGGCTAGAGAGAGGCTTCGCCATATCAACAATGGGGTTCGACCCATTATCGTTGGGATGGACTTGGGGCTTACCCCAGCCGCTGTCATCGGACAGCAAGACCCCCGTGGTCGTGCCATCCTGCTGGCGGAAGCGGTCAGCTTTGACATGGGCGTACAGCGATTTGTAAGGTCTATGCTCAAGCCCCTGATATACGAGCGGTTCGGGGGTGCTCCCATATTGGTGGTCACTGACCCTGCTGGTATCCAGCGGGCGCAGACTGACGAGCGGTCAGCCGTTGACATCATCAAAGCCGAAGGACTCAAAGTCATTCCGGCAAGAACCAACAACATCTCTGCACGTATCAATGCCGTCGATGACTACCTGATGCGTCAGGTGGATGGCGACCCGGCCTTTCTACTCGACCCGTCATGCACCCAGTTGAAAGCGGCGATGATGGGCGGATATAGGTACAAACCCCGAGGCGATGGCGACATCGAAAAAAATAAACACTCCCACGTAGCCGAAGCGTTACAATACCTCATGCTCCATATCGCCTCCGTTGGCGAGGGGAATTATTTACCCCAACGCCGGGAAATTAAGCCCGTTGCAAGCATGGGCTGGACTTGATATGATGTCAGTGTCGCTTTTCTTTGCAGCGGCAGTTGTCACCTCCCACACCTCCTTCAGTGGGTTCTGTGCCTCCGGCTTATACCCGGGGGCACATTTTTCTTGTCGAATTACTTTGACAGCCTGTATACTTCTTGGTATGTCCACATTACAATATATAGTAGTGTGACGAACAGGAGGCTACGCATGGTCAAGGTCAAACATCACAAGGACTACACTATCTTCTCAGACAACGAGAAGATGGACACTAGCGGCTTGGCTGGCAAACCCAAAGAGTACAAACCGATGGAGTGGAAACAACCTGTGATGACCATCGAGGACATCATGGAAGTTCAAGAGTACAAGACCAGTAAGCGTCCTGATACTGAGACGGAGGACTAAATGGCGAAGGTTCTCTCCCACAGCAGTACAAATCCCAAACTGACAGTCAACAAGACTCCCGTCAAGGGATATGCTGCGGGCGGTGAAGTCGTCGATACCCGTCCTGTTACTCAGAAAACTCGTACTGTGTATGTGGACGAGGCTGGTAAAGCTGGCCCAGCAGGTACGGCGTATAGTGCTCCTGTAACTATCAAGGAACGATTTGGTCGTGGGCAACGTGATGTGACTGTCACTAAACCCCGTGAAGAATCATGGAGTGAGTATGGTGAAGGTTTGGTGTACACACCATACGACACCACAATGGAAGCACAGGCAAAAGCTCCAACCGTTGGGTTTGGTGAGGCTGCTAGAGTTTCAGCAATGCCTGAGATTGCAAAGCCCGGAGAAGTTAAATACTACGGCGAGTCCAAGAAAGCCGAAGCTCAGAAGTTTAGTGATGAGCGTTTTGCTGCGTACAACCGCCGCATGGAAAATGCTGCGATTAGTACAGGTAATGTGTTGCCGGGACAAGAAGCCCCTAAGGCTGTCTATTCAGTAGCTCCGTCACAAACTCCCAAATCTGTGCAGATGGCTCTACCTAAGATGTCTGAGAAGGCACAGATGCCTAAGATGACTTCTGTGAAACTGACGCCTGACTCACTCGTAAGTACTGCGGCTATGCTTTCGCCGCAGAGTAAAGTCCTGTACAAAGCATCGGACTTCATTGACTATATGAAACAGCGCAAGAAAAAAGGCGAGGTCTAAATGGCAGGTCTTACATTCCTTCGCGTAGTGTCTAACGCTGAGCTTGAGAAACAAGAGCAAGAAGCGACGCAAAAGGCATTGCAAGAGCGGCAGAACCAACCGATGGTGTTGGGTCTGTCTCAGCATATTCGTATGTGCTGGGATGCAGCGAAGATTGCTAAGAAGCCTATTGAGGACAAGATGCTCATGGCCTTGCGTCAGCGCAACGGCGAGTATGAGCCTGAGAAACTAAATCAGATTCGTCAACAAGGCGGCTCTGAGATTTACATGATGATTACTGAAGTCAAGTGCCGCGCAGCGGAGTCTTGGCTACGTGACATCTTGCTCGATAGTGGTACTCCACCGTGGGATATTGTGCCCACCCCGATTCCTGATTTGTCTCCGCTGCAACGCCAAGAGATTCAGGACATCTTTGCAAGCGAAGTGCTGACGATGCTGCAAGAGACGCAGCAAGCTCCGACCAAAGAGGAGATGCAGCAACTCAAAGAGATGGTTTCCCAAGACTATCGCTTCAAGATTTTGCAAGACGCACAGAACCGTGCGGACAAGATGAAGTTGAAGATTGAAGACCAGTTCGCTCAAGGCGGCTGGGCAGATTCGTTCAACGACTTCATCACTGACCTCGTTACTTTCCCTGCTGCCTTCATCAAAGGCCCAGTGGTACGCCGTCAGCGTGCGCTAGGCTGGAAGACTGTGATGGGCAAGACTGTGGTTGAGCCGATTGAACGTCTGGCTCCTGAGTTTGAGCGTGTTGACCCGTTCCGTATTTATCCCGAGCCGGGTATCACCCGTATCGAGGAAGGCTACATCTTCGAGCACCACCCTCTGTCTCGTACTGACCTGTCTGACCTGATTGGTGTGCCGGGCTACGATGAGGATGCTATCCGCACTATCCTGAACGAAGGCTCTGGCCCGTCATGGATTAACGAAGATGTGGAACTCATCAAGAATGAGGAGGAGCGCAAGTACTACTCCTACATGCGTCCGACTGATGTGTTCGATGCTCTTGAGTTCTGGGGCAAAGTTTCCGGCAAGATGCTCCGTGAGTGGGGTCTTACCGAGGAAGAAGTTCCTGATGAAGCCCAAGAATATGATGCCAACGTCTGGATGATTGGTAACTACGTCATCAAGGCGGTGTTGAACTACGACCCACTGGGTCAGAAGCCTTATTGCAAGACTTCGTTCATCAAGTGCCCCGGCGCGTTCTGGGGTAAGGGCATCCCCGAGATTATCGAAGACATCCAGAATGTTTGTAACGCAGCCGCTCGTGCGCTCGTGAACAACATGGGTATCGCATCTGGCCCTCAGGTTGAAGTCAACCTTGAGCGGATTCCTCCGAACGAGGACATTACCCAGATGTCACCTTGGAAGATTTGGCAGGTGACTAACGACCCTGTGGGTTCGAGTGCGCCTGCTGTTCGCTTCACACAGCCTGAAGATAACGCCAGCACGCTGGTGGCTGTGTATGATAAGTTTGCTCGGTTGGCTGATGACCACTCTGGTATTCCAGCCTACCTGTATGGTGACCTGAATGTGCAAGGCGCAGGCCGCACTTCGTCAGGTCTGTCGATGCTCATGGGCGCAGCGGGTAAAGGTATCCGCCAAGTCGTGGGTCACATCGACCAAGATGTTACTAAGCCGATTGTCCAACGTCAGTTCGTGTACAACATGCGCTACGATGAGGACGAGGCTATCAAAGGCGACGTACAAGTTATTGCTCGCGGAGCAGTTAACTTGGCTGTCAAAGAGACTGTCAACGTTCGCCGTATCGAATTCCTTAATGCAACCGCCAATCCGATTGACATCGAGATTCTTGGTAAGGATGGTCGCGCCGCGATTCTTCGTGAAGTGGCTAAAGGTTTGCAGATGCCTGTGGATGAAGTTATTCCATCTCGGGAGAAGCTGGCGATGAGTAGCGCAGGTGCACAAGCACAGGCGTTGTCAGCGCAACAAGCGTCTGGTGTACCACTACAACCAGACGGCTCTCCCAAAGGTGGCATGGATGGAAACACGGTATCACCTCGCGCTGGAGGTCAAGGATGATTCGTCCTGATGAAAAAACTGTAAAGGCTTTTGCTCTTGCGGTGCGGCAATTTCCAGAGGTTCTGGAATATCTTGCTGCATGGCGGTTGCACGAGTTGGAGCAGTTACCCAACGCAATAAACAACGCGGCATTGATGCAGGGGCGATGCCAAGTTTTGGGTGAGTTGTACAAACTCGCCAAAGAGTCCCCTGAACTAGCGGCAAAGTCCTAACTGATATGACTCGCCGTCTAATCACGCATACCGATAGGAGCGTTTAATCATGGCACTTCCAGAGCAAATTCGTAAACAGACCGAGGCAGTTCAAGAACTGTATAAACAACTTAATGGTGATGGAACCAATGGCGACGGGGCGACCCCTCCAGCCGATGGTGGAACTCCGCCCACTGAGCCTGTAAATACCAGTACTCCGACCGCCGACGAGAACGCTGCAACGGATAACGCTGCTCAGCCACTTAGCGACGAGCACGCAAATAGTGGCGGAAAAGACGCCGAAGAAACTTTGACTCAGAAGTATCGCACCCTCCAAGGCATGTACAACGCCGAGGTTCCACGTCTGCATAGCCAGAACAAAGAACTCTCCGGTCGTTTGCAACAAATGGAGCAGTTGCTGGCAACCATTTCTGCGCAACAGTCCACAGGTCGTCCTATGGCTGGTGGTCAATCACAAATTGAACCGCTGGTTACAGACAAAGACCAAGAGGAATATGGTGAATCACTGGATGTTATGCGTCGCGTAACCCGTGAAGAACTGATTCCTGTGG